GTGAACTTCGGTAACTTGACAAAAGTTTCTGGAAGCTCAGCATTAGACAGAATCAACGTATCAAGGTTAGCAGTATATCTAAGAACACAACTGGATGCCATTGCTAAACCATTCATCTTTGAACCGAACGACGAGTTAACAAGAAATGAGATCAAACAGGCAGTTGAATCATTCTTGCTAGAGCTTGTTGGTCAGAGAGCGTTGTTTGACTTCTTGGTAGTTTGTGATGACACGAACAACACACCAACAAGAATCGACAGGAACGAACTGTACGTGGACATAGCAATTGAACCTGTGAAATCAGTTGAGTTCATTTACATTCCGTTGAGAATCAAAAACACAGGAGAAATAGCAAAATTGGGGAACTAATTTTGAATAAATAGGAGAAACAGATGGCAATATCAACTTTATCAAAATTTACAGTACCTTTAGCAAACGATCAAAGTTCAGCATCACAAGGCTTGTTGATGCCAAAACTACAATATCGTTTCAGAGCGATCCTGGAAAATTTTGGTGTATCAACACCTAGATCAGAACTGACAAAACAAGTGGTAGACATAACGAGACCAAACTTGACTTTCGACAAAGTCACTCTCGACGTGTACAACTCAAAAGTATACGTAGCAGGTAAACACACTTGGGACACAGTGACGTTGACGTTAAGAGATGACGTGAACAACTCGGTGACCAAACTTGTTGGTGAACAGATACAGAAACAATTCGACTTCTTTGAACAATCAAGTGCGGCGTCAGGTATTGATTACAAATTCACAGCGAGAATCGAAATGCTCGATGGCGGTAACGGTGCAAGTGCTCCGAACGTGCTTGAGACATTTGAACTCTACGGTGCTTATGTTGAGAACGTGAACTACAACCAGTTGGCGTATAACACATCGGAACCAGCGACCATATCAATGTCAATACAATACGACAACGCGATACAGACTCCAACAGGCACAGGAATCGGTACAGCGGTTGCGAGAACTATCGGTACTCTAAGTACAGGTGGTTAATAAGAATTAAGTTAGCAATTATAAACAGAGAAAGCGCCTTTATATGGCGCTTTTTTTGTGACTATAAATAGCACTATGCCAAGTATAAACAACTTCCTACAAGGTTTCCAGGACGGTTTACCTGGAATGAAAGACTACAGACACGCTTCAAGGCTCTACATCGACAACAACTACAAGTTGATGCCCAAGCAGAAGTTCATGTATCACGTGGTGTTCGACACCGACGAGACGCTGTTCTTCAATGGGTTCAATCAATCGGAGAAGTTCGAGTTGAACATGTTGGTCAAAGCATGTGACCTGCCCAAGTACGACATGAGTGTCGAGGAAAAGACACAGTACAACAAGAAGATGTACCTAGCAACGAGGATAGCGTATGATCCAGTGAACATAACATTCCACGATGATCACGCAGACACAGTGAACGCATTCTGGAAGAAGTACTACGAATACCACATAGCGGATTCGGTGGCGATGACCAGTGACCAGACCGTGCAGAACACACTGCACGATTACTATGACGGCATAGGCCAAAAGAATTACACTAAGTTCGGTATGGACACACCCAAGAAGAAAAAGAAACCATACCTCAGAAGTGTGCAGATCTTCGTGTTGCACAAACAGAGATTTACTTCAATGACGCTGGTCAATCCAGTTATAGGTTCATTCAGTCATGACAACCTCGACGCGGCGGACGGCACAGGCATACTTTCTAACACCATGCAGATACTCTACGAGACTGTGATATACCAGTCTGGCAACATAAGGGTGGGTGCGATACCATCAGGTTTCGCCCAGATACATTACGACAAAGAACCAAGTCCGTTGACTGTTTTGGGCGGAGGCACGAACAGCATATTCGGTCCAGGTGGTGTTGTTGATGGTGTTGGCTCGGTGATTAGGAACGTACAGAGTGGAAACATACTAGGTGCAATACTGGCGGCCAGTAACACATACAACAACGCTAAGAAGATCAAAAAACAAGATGCCAAAGAAGAACTGAAAGGCATCGTAAAGAAAGGTGTTCTCGAGGTGGGCAAACAGGCAGGGACTGTGACCAACCCGGTTGGATCGTTCAACGTGGGTACCGCGGTTGCTGTGGGCACAGTGTTGGCCAGTGCAAAAGGTATGGATGACAAACGACAAAAGCAAGATGCCACAGTGATAGGATCACCACAACTTGACACAACAAACTTCCTAGGACCAGATGAGGCATTCAATCTTATCAACACAACGGAAGCCATCAAAGACGAAGTGGCGGCCGCGATATATTTCAAGGACTTTGGATCGAGGAACGGGCTCAGCCCAGATGCCAGCAACATACAGTACAACAACGCCAACGCGACCACGAAGAGAGTTTACAGGAACAAGGCCATCACGGATGTACGTAAACTGGTCAACAACGGCAGTCTAAAAATTGACAGGAACACACAGAACGTGTTGTTCGAGATTGAGAAAGCGAGCCTATAATGCCAGAATTTTACACTAACCTGCCACCTAAACAAAAAGACGAACTTCAAAAGACCATAGACTCGTTGACAACGAACGCATACCAGACAGAATATCAGTTCAACGTGAATGAGTATGATTCCGCTGTCGCGTTCTTCGTCAAACGTGGTTTCGCAAGGACGGCGGCAGAATCCACTGCTTACGTAATCATGTCACAGGCCAAGATAGACAGCGTGTCACCACAAGAGATACTGGATCGCCTGGGCACTGCATCAGAGGCACAACTTTCAGAGCTGATAAGCATTATACTCAACGCCAACAGATACAAGTCGAGTAGGTTGGGTGTGAGACAGACACTTACCGCAAAGGACACTGTATCTAGAAACATCATAGACTAATGTTACCTAGATTCGCAAAGGGCAAATTCTTCCCCAAGAACCAAGAGAAGTACGTGGGCACAAAGACACCCACTTACAGGTCCAGTTGGGAACATGCTTTCATGAGACTATGTGATGAACATCCAAACGTGGCACAGTGGGCTTCGGAGTCCATCAAGATACCCTATAGGCACCCATTCACCGGCAAGTACACAGTGTACGTGCCTGACTTCTTCATAATATATGTGGACAAGAACGGTAGGAAGAACGCTGAGATGATCGAAGTGAAGCCGATGGCGCAGACCACCATGGAGGCCGCTGGCAGGAGCATTGGTAAAAAGAAACAGGTGATAATAAATCAGGCCAAGTGGGAGGCCGCAGGTGCATACGCCAAACAGAGGAAGATAGGTTTCCGTGTAGTGTCAGAAGAACAATTATTCCATAACGGAACACGTAAGTAGAAAAATATCATGGCAGATAAAAAAACGCTCACAAAGTCAAAACATGCAGGTGCTCTGTACAGTGGAGACACTAAAGATAAACTGACCATATGTGAAGTACACAGGAAACTGTATCAAATCTTAAAGGATACCGATCACATGACCGACGAGGTAAGATACCTATTAGAACAAGGTTTTGTGATGGGCAAAAAAATACATTATAGACTGGCCGCATACAAGCATGACTGGAACGAAGACATCTACAAAGAAAATGTGGACAGTGACTATCAAAAGATCACACAAAGCGAACCTATAGAATGGAAATGGATTTCAAAATAGAAGATATTTCGTATAAAAACTTGTAAGTAAATATAGCAATGACAAAGAAGTTAGAAGATATCTTAAATTTACCAAACGTCAAGGAAGCCTTCAAGGAAGTGGACAAGAAAGAACAGGCCAGACAAAACAAACAACAGACCGGTGAGGTCATGAAGAATGTTGACCCACAGACCAGAGAAGCATTGAAGAAATCATATGCCGAATTCGACAAGATCGCGGCGGCACTGCCCCAAGTAAAAGGACTGGGTGAACTCAGCGACCTAGAATTAGACAAATTGGCAATAGAATCAGAGGAAAGTTACAAGAATCTCATGGACCTAGGCATGAACGTTGACTCGAGATACTCGGGAAGGATCTTTGAGGTGGCTAGCAATTTCCTAAGGAACGCCATAGACGCCAAAAGCAACAAGATCGACAAGAAACTGAAAATGGTGGAACTACAACTGAAGAAAATGAAGTTAGATCAGGGTGCTGAAAAGGGCGGTGCTCCGGTGGAAGAATCTGACGGTTACGTCATATCAGATCGTAACGAATTGATGAAGAAACTCATGAAAAAAGACTAAATATTGCATATGAGCACGTTTACACTATCTAGCGGAATCAACCAAGCAATACGACTATAAAATTAAGGT